CGTGAAGAACTGCTCAAGATGGCCTTCCGCAACGCTGGCAAGGCCACGGTGTACGACGAATCCACGGGCGAAGCGGTCCCCGTATGTCCCGCCAAGGGGACAAAACCAAGCATCGCAGTAACTTTTAAAGCCAGTTAAAATGCCCGAACAACCCATCCAAAAGAAAGGCTCCCAACGCCGAAACCGCAACGCAACGGTCAAGGCCGTGTACCTACTGCTCAACAAGCCCATGCGTGTTGAACGATTGGCCGAGGCTGTAGATTTGCCCCTCCGCCAAACCTACCGAATCATCACGCACCTCAAAGCAACGGGGTGGTTGCAAAGCGACAGGTCTTACTACTGGCTAACCATAAACCCCTAACCATGCCCAAACCTAAAGGAAAAGAAATCCAAAGAAGAGTGGCCACCATCTACGCCGTGTCATACCTCGCCTCACGCCCATACAGGGCCACAGAACTCGCCGAAGTGCTTGGGGTGAACCTTCGTACCACCTACCGCATTTTAAGCGATTTAAAGGCTTCAAATTGGCTCATCAAAGAAAACCTCACTTATTCAATCCAACCCAACCAAACCCCAACCCAAAACCCATAAACCATGAAAACACCCGCAACTGAAAACCGAAGGAATCAAAAAGCCTTTGTATTTGGAACCTCCCTTTGGTTCATATGCAAAGACCCAACACCAGCCAAGCAAATTAGCGCATTGTGTCAAGCATTTAAGGTTTCAGCAACCCTTCACGATTACTTTGTTGCCGCTGGAATAATTGAGAAAGTGGCTTATGGTAAGTACAAGGCCGTCAGCCAATTTAGCCCATCGTTTGAAACTTGCGTTAACTGCTACGATGCTCAAACCAAAAAAGTCAACGAATCAAAAACTAAATCCAAATCAACACCCGAACTATTCACACAAGAGCCTGCAAGTGTCCAAGAATTGACCGTTGAATCTCTTGCCCAGCAAGTACTTAAATTAACTGAAATCATTAATAAATTAGTAAACCAAACCCCAACCCAAAACCCATGAGCGATTACACCCCCCAACCCAACACCTTCTCCCTGTTCGCAAACGACAAAGGCGACAATCCAAAACGCCCCGACTACCGTGGGGACATCATCCTCCCCGACGGGACCAAGATGCGCCTGTCCGCATGGATTCGAGAATCAAGAAACGGCGAGAGAAAGTTCTTGAGTGGCAAAGTCGAGCCGATGAACGAATCCCGTCCCGCCAACGCATTTGAACCACAGGCTGGAGATATGCCGTTTTAGTGTAACTTTGCCCGAAGATTACATTTACCAATAACGCCCGTGTGTAATTCAGGCCACACGATGCGTCCGACTAAGGGTTAGCCGCTTTAACCCTGCCCCGACTGCCTGAATCAGTTGGGGCTTTTTTTTTACTCATGAAGCAAATATCATGGTTCAAGTTCTGCCCAGCCGATTGGATGATGGGCCGAATATCCCGCCAACCCGCCGAGGTGCAGGTGGCCTTCATCCGATTGTGTTGCGTCTATTGGAACGCAGAATGCGAGATGTCAACCGAACACGCCGAACTGGAAGCCGATGGGCATCTTGAACGGTTACTCCAAACCCGATTGGTAGAATCCAACGGGCCGTCGGTCTTCATCAAGTTCCTTGACATCCAATGGGAGGAAGCCAACCTGCATCGGACCAAGATGTCCCAAGCGGGGAAGCGGAGTGCCGAAAGGAGGTCAGCAAAGGTTGAAGAAAATCCAACTAAGGTTGAACCTATGTTGAACCTACCTTCAACTAAGGTTGAACCAATGTTCAATAGAGAAGAGGAGAGAAGAGAAGAGAAGAAGAGAGGAGAAAATACTTGTGTGCTTTTTGACCAATTTTGGACCCTCTACCCTCGCAAGACCTCCAAGCAGTCCGCATCCAAAGCCTTCGCCAAGTTGAAGGACGAAGACCAGCAGAAGGCCATCAACAACATCTCCCGCCTCTACTCCGAAACCCCCGTGCAGTTCGTTCCCCATGCGGCGACCTACCTCAACCAAGGCCGATGGGAGGACCAAGTAATCCCAAGGAACGCTACCTTCAACCCACTAAACCAATCCGATGACGAACCCTTACCATCTTACCGCTGAACGCAGGCTCCTGTCCTGCCTCATGGACCAGTTCACCAACCGAGCGGTCCTCCTTCTGCAAATTCCCGAACGCCTATTCACGGGGAACCATGTCCTCGTTTACAGGGCCATTGAATCCCTCCACCGTGCCGAGCGACCCGTGGACCTTGTGGCCGTCCACAAGCACCTTATTGACAACGGTCAAGCCCATGTGATAGCAGATTTCGTGGACATCATTGACGGGAACACGCTGACCTCCGACTGGAAGGTCTATGCCTCCGACCTCAACGAAGCGTGGAAGCAGCGTGAAGAGCAACGCATCATGGACGAGTTGGCCCATGACAGGGACATCCCCAAAGCCTTCGCCCGCTATCAGTCCATGCAAGCCATTGAAACCAACGCCACCGAAACCACGGCCCACGAACTGGCCAAGACCTACCTCATGAACATGAACGAGGTTCGTGAAGGCAGACGCAAGGATTCAATCTTTCCCACCTACATCAGCCCGATGGACCGAATGCTGACGGGATTTAAGCCCACCGAGTTTATCCTCTTGGGTGGACGGCCAGCAATGGGCAAGACTCTCTTGGCCCTGCAAATCGCAATGAACCAAGCCATGGCCGACATTCCCGTCGTGTTCTTTACCCTTGAAATGTCAGCGGAGCAACTGACCCAGCGGATGCTTTCCAACCTCGCCACCATGGATGGGGCGCATTTCCTTAACCCCACCGAGCGAATAAGCACAAAAGATTTTATGGACCTCGGTGAAAAAGCGGACCTCCTAAAGTCCAAACCGCTCTACATCGTGGACTTACACCAAGCCAACCTTGACCGCATTGAGGGCGAAATCGCCAAACTGAAAACGAAGTACGGGATTTGCGGATTCTACCTTGACTATCTCCAACTGGTAGAACCCACCAAGATTGATAAGGCCAAGCCGAAAATTGAGCAGATGACAAACATCAGCAAGACCCTTAAAGCAATTTGCAAACGGCAGAAGGTATTCGGGGTCGTGGTGTCTTCCCTATCCCGTGCAACGGAAGGACGCAGCGACCATCGCCCCATCATGTCCGACCTTCGGGAAACGGGCCAACTGGAGTTTGACGCTGACAAGATTGGCTTTGTTTACCGACCCTACGAGCATGATAGGAACCAGCCATCGGATTTGATGGAAGTCATCGTCCGCAAGAACCGCAACGGTTCCCTTGGTATCGCAAACATCCAATGTCACCTTCCCTATACCAAAGCCAACGAGTACCCACCCAATTCCCTATGAACATTCTTGCCGCAGTATCAGGGGGCCGCAGTTCCGCAATGATGGCCCACCACCTTATAACCAACCCAAAATACAAGGACGAGAATATCGCGTTCGTTTTTGCGAATACTGGAATGGAACGACCCGAAACCATTGACTTTTTGAAAGCAATGGAAAAACACTGGAACCTGCCGTTAATTAAACTGGAAGGCGTTTACTCAACAGAAAAAGGGGTTGGAGTTCGTTATGCAATTAAGGAATGGGATGAATTAGACATGACTGCAAGGGTATTTGCTGAAAGCATTAAACACTACAACAAGGGCAATTTTGATGGGCCTCCAAGTTCCATTGCTCCATATTGCTCTGGTTACATGAAAGTAAGGCCAATGGACAGATTTGCCAAAGATTATTTCAAGGGGCAAAAATCCGTCCGTGCTATTGGTTTTCGTGCCGAGGATATGCCAAAAAGAATCTCTTGGGCGGAGATTAAAGAAGACAAGGACCGAATCTTCCCACTACTTACTGACTTTTCAGCACCAATAACCCAAAGGGACTTGACCGACTTTTTTGCTGGTCAGCCGTTCCAATTAGGCATTCACGGGAAACTAGGTAACTGCGAACTTTGCTGGAAAAAATCGGACCGCAATCTTGTTGAGGTGATTCGTTATGGAACCCGATTTGTCGGCTGGTGGGAAGATATTGAGAAACAATATGGACACACCTCATTCCGCGGGAATCGTTCAATTAAGGATTTTGTCAAAATGGCTCAAGAAGGGTACACGCCCGAACTTGACTTTGGCCAAGAAGATTTTAACTGCGTCTGCTCATGATGGAAGAATATAATTTGCAGGCCTCCTGCGTCAAGTTGTTCGCCCTTATGCGACCCAACGAGCAGGGTCTGCTATTTCTCAACCTCAACAACCCCCGCTCCCGTTCCAACGGGTTCTTCCTCAAAGGCATCGGGCTGACCGCTGGAGTTGCCGACATGACCTACTTATCCCCGAAGGGAGCGGTGTTCTTGGAATTTAAAACACCCAAGGGCAAGCAGTCCCTATCCCAAAAGTGGTGGCAGGGGGTCGTGGAGGCAGTTGGCTACAAATATGTAGTCATCCGAAGCGTGGAAGATTTCCAGCGGGTGTTGGCTGAATGTGGGTAGGTTGTTTATATCTTTGAGCCATGCACCGCATACTGCTCCTTCTGCTCGTGACCGCCTGCACCAACAACCGCCCTTGGACGGTTATTGAGGTACGGCCCAAGGGGGATGCCTGCGAGTATGTTTTGTCCCGCTCCAACGGATTCGGGCCGCAAGTCAAGACCCTGACCGATTCGTGTGGGAGGTATCAGCTTTTTCAAACCATAATGTAAA